CTGTTCATCCGCATTGCCCTCGCGGGGTCCATGCGCCGCAAGGACCTCGCGGTACTTGGTCCGGCCCGGATCTTCGAAGGCGAAGTCGTGGGTGTGCTCGAGCATCAGCGTCCGCAGTTCGTCGAGACGCTTCACGATCACGCCGGAGCCGTTGCCCTTCAGTGATGTGGCCGGGGTGCGGAGTGCCTCCTTGAGCTGGATTTCCAGCTTCTCGTACTCGCCGACCAGTTGCGCGGCGAAACAGATCGAGACCGTGCCGGTCTTCGGGCCGGAAAACTTCAGCGAATCGGTGAGCGTGTGCATGTTCCTTCTCTCAGACAGAAGTGAGGGCACGACGGTCCCTGTCTGAGAGGGACCGCCGCGCCCGGTAGGTGGTTACGCGACGATCGCGCGGATGTTGACGGCACCCGAGATGAACCACGGGATCGCGTACTTCGCGGCCTCCGAGCCGGAGCTGTTCGCCACCGTGATCTCCGTACCGCAGGCGCCGGGATAGACGGCAACCTGCTGGCTCGTCGCCCACGCCACGGTTTCCAGCACCAGCCAGCGGCGTACGACAATGAACCCCGCCGTATCGCGCGTCAGCGTCGCGTACGCCGTGTCCGTGCCCGACTGCTTCTTCAGCATCAGCTGCGTACCCGAATACTGGTCGCGGCCGGGCAGGTTCGTGTTCGACTTACCCGCCAGCGGTGACGTATCAGCCGGCTGCGTCGCCGCCTCAAACCCGACCAGACCGGCGAGGATCAGGTACTGGGTCAGCAGGATCCCGGCGTTGAGTTCCGCAACCGTCGGGGCGGCCTGGTTGGCGATCGACGGGACGTACGCAGCACGCACGGTGCCGTCGAGGAGAATGTCAGGCACGGTCACTCACTTCCCTTGGTGTTCGACTTCTTGGCCTCGACGGCCGGGACGGCCTCGACGACGGGCTCAGGCGCGGGGCGCTGTGGCTGCTCCACGGTGGCGTGGTTGATTTCGGGCTTCGGGTCCGACGGCTCCCAGCCCAATTCCAGCCAGTCCGCTACGGCTGCGGTCGCGCAGTGGTGGTAGCCGCCGGTCTCCGGATGGCGGAGCCACGTGCGGTCGTCGGCCACGTCAGTACCTCGACGCTTCGACCGAGACGCCGGTCAGCGCACCGGAGAACTGCACGGTGGCGAGTCCCGTGGCCTGGTTGACGGCCAGCGGCGGCACGAAGATGTAGCGGACACCGGTCGACGGGCACGCGACCGGGACGACGGTGCCCGCATTGCCGAGGTCGCTGAGGGTCGGATCGAGCACCGAGACGTTCGTCGACGTGCCGGTCGTCGTCACCCGCAAAACCACGCCGCGGATACCGATGTCGTTGACCGAGATCGTGTCGGATGCTGTCGGAGTGATCTGCGCAGGCGTCATGCCCGCAGCCACCACAGCCTGAACGGTGTAGAGCGCCATGCGGCGTCCTCCTGAATGAGAAAAGGGCCGCCGGACGGCGGAAAACTGCGGTCAGCCGACGCTGACGAGCAGGTACACAGACATCAGGTCGACCACGAGCACGCCGGTCGCCTCGTTCGGCATCAGCGTCGGTGGAACGTCCTGCGAGATGAGTCCGCAGTCCCGGCCAACGATCGTCGGCCGGACGTTCAGCAGCAGTTGCCGCACCCGTCCGGACACGGACCGCGCCGACTGGTCGGTCGACCCGGCGCAGTGGATGTACCAGCGGGTCTCGCATCGCCGAGTCCTGCCGTCGAGCGACTCGTCCGGATCACCGTCCGGCCAGCCGACCACCGGATACACCAGCGCATACGGCGGCTTGGCGTCGTCAGGGACCTTGTCGACATGCGTCGGCCAGGTCATATCCGCCTGCAGGATCGTGATCGCTACCTGGGCGTGCGCCTCGTCGAGGAGATCCAGCACAGTCACGGCAGCAACTCCTCGGACAGCTTCTCGGCCTCGGCCGCGAACCGGGGCTCTTCGAGATCCAGAGCCCGCTGATCGGCGGGATTCGGGGCGTTGTGGATGCCGCCGAACGCGATGATCGGAGCCAGGAAGCCCTGATTGACCGGGCCGTCCTGGGCGCCGATCTCAGCCTCGACGAAGCCGTCACCCTCCTCGATGTCGAAGTCGATCGAGTACGGCAGGCGGGGGGCGTGCTTGATGTCGTTCCACCCCCGGCGCCAGTCCCGCTTGACGTTCACGGCACCGCGCTTCACCAACCTGACCGCCCCGGGCGTGATCGCGGTGACCGCGTGCCGGAGCTCGGCCTCGAACTCGCGGGCACCGGTGACGGTTACCGTCAGGCCGTCGCCCATCAGCCAGCTACCTCGATGATCCCGATTCGGCGTGACGTCGCGTGCGTCTTCGCGAACAGCTCCTTCACCCAGTAGGTGCGGCCGGCCAGATCCTGATCCAGCACCGATGTGGTGATCGTGACAATGTCGTTGACCTGCACACCGGTGACCGACATGGGAAGTTGTAGCTCGAACGGAGTCTGGAAGACGTACGCGCCGCCCACGCTCTCGGGCCGCGCCATGCTGGGGGAATGGCCCTGCACGCGGCACTTACCGCTGTAGATCGTGGCGATCGTCACGGTCACTGCGGCAGACTGCAGGTCGGTGGAGTCGCCGGTTTTCCGGCTGATCGTGCAGGTGTCGACCATGCCCGCCTCGGCGGCGGTGCGGGCCTGGAGCGTTACCGACTCACGGCTCACGATCGCCTCCTAACAGGGTCTGTCGACATCGCCTTGATCTGGCCGGGTGACGTTTCCGGTGTTCGGCCGTGCGACCAACCCCAGCGACGGACGGCCGACCAGTCCGCTGTCCGGCCTCGTGACCGCGCCGGTGTTCGGCCGCGTCACGGGCAGGCATGCATCGGCGGTCATCCAACCGTCGTTAGATCCGCCCGCGTGGCGCATGCCCCAGCCGGATCGACGCACCCGCGAAGACCGCGGCACATACGGCGGCGGAAGGACAACGACCTGCGACGGGACGACCTGACGTGGAGTGCGCCGCCATAGCCGTACGAACCGGGCCCGGATCCGCTGGTTCACCGGAATGGGAACGTGGGATGCCGGTGGGGCAGTGCGCCGTTTCGGCCGGTACAACGCCTGCCGGAACGTGACCGGAAGCGGGCGCGGACGTGATGCTGGTGGTGGCGCGGTATGTGTCGCGACGTGCTGCGGCGACCGCCAGCGCAGCCACCGGGCGATCCGGGGCCGCACATGCTGCGACTGCGGTACGAACGTCGACGGCGGTGGGGCCGCCTGCGCAGGCACCAGCTGCGCGGGCCGTATGCGCGCCACGATCGGGCGTACCGGGTGCCGGGGCTGCTGGTATGGAATCCACGTCGACAGCGGGCCCGGGAAGCCGATGTTGTTGATGATCAGGTCGTCGAACCACCAGGCGTTGATGTTCGCCGTGGCGGTGAAGAACCCGATACCGAACTCGGTTATCGCGGCGGTCCCGAAGTTCGCGGTTGACGTCGTGATCGTGTCGACAAGGGTCAGCGAATCGCCGAGGTAGACGTTCGCGATCGCCGCGCCGGTCGTGATCGTCGCCGGCGTACACGTGAACTCGACCCGGTAGTACGTGCTGGCCGACAACGCGACCGTGCCGGTACCCGTGCCCGTGACCGTCGAGTTTCCGGTGTCGTGAAAAACGAGGTGGCCGGTGGAGTCGACGCAGATCCGCATCGTCTGCGTACCCGACGCCCGCAGACGCGCACCGGCGTTTTGGGTGCTGGTGAAGTCCGTCGCCCAGAAGTAGAAGCGGCCCCAGATCGTCGTGACACCGGTGAACGTCTGCAGACAGTTCGCGACCACCGATGTGACGCCGGTTGCGAACTTGAATGCGTTGCCGCCATGCATCGGATGTGCGTTGTCGTAGACGACGGTGGCGCTGGTCGAGTTGACGGCCGTGAACGCGTCACCGGACGCCGCCGAGTTGCCGTTCGTGATCGTCGTACCGCTGGCGACGCCCTCAGCGCTCTGTATCTGCTGCATGACGCCGCCTCGCTAGCTGGACTAAACCTCGATCTCGATGTTCAGACGGATCGAGTGGGACGCGGGCAGCGTGTTGCCGATGTTCACGAACGCGATCCCGTTCGCCGTGCCGAGGTTGCAGATCAGCTCGTCGAGGAACTCGAACTGCGTCTCGTCGTTCGACTGGGTGTTCAGCGGGATCACCGTGATCGGGTTCGCCGCGAGAACAGGTGCGGTCGTGCCGATCGTGATCGCCGTCGTCGCGATCAGACCCACGGTCGGATCGGTCTGCGGCGTCCAGATCTCCAACGGCTGCCCCAGCACGGCTGCGGCGAGACCGGTACCGGCGGGGGCCGTTGTCTGCCGGTAGATGCCCAGCGAGATCTGCTGCGACGTCGGCACCGAAGCACCGGCGATGGCGCCCCACTTGATCCGGCGGAGACGGAAGCCCGCCGTGGCGCTGGCACCCCAGTAGCCGAGATAGCCGTTGACGGTGGTGCCTGCGTTGACGCCGCTGAGTTGCGCGGCCTGGGAAAGTAGCGATGCGCCGTAGCGGGCCATGCCTCGTGCTCCTCAACTTGATTCAGTGACGTAGGCAGACTTGCCGTACGCATTACGGATCCGCTCTTCCATGAACTCGGTCATCGAGTCGACCATCCTGGCCAGCGCATCGGCGTATG